GAAAAAGTTATATCGACTTTATCTCTCTTAAGATCGGCGTCAGGGGAGTCCTATACCCTCACGATGCCTATACATCAGTGCCGCTCTAGCACTGTACTCGCACCTATCCTATCGATAACGTATTGTCATTGATAGGGTCTAGATTGGCTCTGGATGCGGATTGTAGAGTTATTGCTGTATCGTTTTGAGCGCGAGCTTGGACCGTAAAACATATCAATAGTCGTCGCATACTAAAGCCCGCGCCACACACCGGCCTCACCCTCCCAAAAATTTTTTGCAAAAATATTCGCACCCCCCCAACTCTCGATTTTCCGCAAAAGGCATTAATTCATATATAGAACGCGCGCGCACGCGCGTGGAGAAGAGAGGGGTGTATGGGATACGAGAAATTCCAGGGCTTCGAGAGCTTGGACGACATTAGGTCCAAATTCGAAGTTAGTGAGGATGAAAAGCTATTTCCGACCGAAGATGAATTGTTGCTGGCCTATAATGAGTCGTGTAATGACGGCTACGCCGAAGAGGCCCATATTTATTTCGTGAGAGACGGTCAGCTTTATGCTGTTTATGCCTCTCACTGTAGCTGCTATGGGTATGAGGATAAATGGGGGCCGGAAAAGGAAGATTGGGAGCTCGTTAAGAAGCATCTCGAATCCTGGTCTGAGGACACTTGGTTGAAGGAGCGATTTGAGGCCGTTAATAAGATGTTCGAGATGTTCGGGCCTGGAAAGTGATTATGAGCCTTGATAAGTATTTCGTACTGGCCTTTATTAGTTTTTCGCTTGGTTTTAGTACGGGTTGGTATCTTAGGGAGGAAGCGGCCGTAACTGAAGTAGTGGAGTTTATTAAACATCGAGAGGGCATCGAATGATCGCGCGCATTCTATTGGCAGCCAGTCTTATTGGCTGGGCGTATACGTATTACACGCTCGATCAGGAGCGGCAGGAACATATTAAGTTCACAATCGAAGTCATTAGAGCTCTGGAGGATATGAAGAATGGAAAATCAAATCCTGTTCATCGCAATAATGGTGCTGGGAAACCTGTTTCTGAGCCTCTTTATTTTGCTGGGATTGCTGGATATCGCTAAGGACATTGCCGGACTTTTGAGCGGGAATTTGCAGATTATTGCACAGGTTAAGGATGACGGAGAAGACGAGGAAGATTTTCAGGAACAGGAGACTAGGATACTTGGTGACCCTTTTGAGCGAGAATCGGACGACAGTTAAGGTAATCGTTCATAGCAATTCAGGGGTCTTCAAGTTGGATAAGAAGGACTTTTACTCGAGGTTTTACGAAGAACGGATGTTTAATCATCTCGAACCGCTAGGATTCTTGGGGCGATGAGCCACGTTTATACTGAGGAAATTGATTCTGAAATCAGAAGGCTTGAGTCTATCTCGAACCGAAACTTGGATGAGCATAAGAAGCTGGATATTTATCGTCTGGCCTCGTTTGGCAGATTTATGTTGAAAGAAATGGGTAGAATTCGAGAATCCGTGGACGATATCGAGACTCAGTTTGAGCGATATAAGAGGAATTATTGGGTATGAACGGACTTACTGAAGCGCAGATTATTGAGATCGCGGACAAGCTTTACTGGCTCAGGTTCTGGAATGAACTGAAGATGTCGGCTTATGTATTGGGTGGTATTGCCCTGGTTTTTGGGGTCCTTCTCATTGCTCAGGCTTTTTTGAGTGGTAGGAGTTGGCTTTGATTTCCACTAAAGATCTTAAGGGCATGCTGGGGGTTGTCGAGGCTGATTACGGTGCTGAAAGGTATAAGCCTAGTTTGACGGTAGAAATGGATCCTGAATCTTTTAAGGACCTAGCCAATTTTGTACTTGAGTCAGCCTCAATTCTTAGATTCTTGGTTGATAACGGGGACGCGGTAGAGTGGGATTGGCAGACTGATATTTATTGCGAGGCGAGAGATAGGTCTAAGGAACTGCTTAAAATGCTGGAGGATTAATGGGCGCCAATAGCCATTCAGTTTGTGATAAGTGTAGGGGTTACGGCCGAGTACGGACTTGGTATAACGATTGGCTGGAGACTACTTACTGTGATGAGTGCTTTGGACACGGAGTAGTGCCTAATGCCTTGGTGGGATCTGATAGAGGAAAAATGGGAGAAGCGGGTAACAGAGCCGAAGGCGATAAAGCCGGAACGGAAGATAGTAAGATGGTTGTGTGTAAACTGTGCGGTAAGTAGGAATTTCGCGCATCCCAATAAGTTTGATACGTGCTTACTGTGCGGCCTTAAGTGCAATCTAGTTCCTAAGTTCGAGCCTCTAGATTTCGGCAATCATGATGATGCGGTTTATAGGCCAAGCCTGACCTTTAAGGGTATCCCGATAATTTGGGATGAGCCAATTAAGGTCGAGCAGGTATTTCATGATTTTAGTGGAGGCAAGTTTAACGAATATTTCAACTCAGAATGGTCCTATAAGACCATCAAGGATAAGTTCAATCGAGATACATTTGAGGATTTGTGGAAGCTGCTAAACGAGATGCCTAATAGAGCACCATGGAGTATGTAATGTCTCCCGATGGAGAGGCTGATTTTCTAAGATCCCTCATTAAGCTGGCTCAAGATACTATCGAGGAAAATAAAGACCTGATCGGACATCTTAAATTCGTGATTAGTGATACGCCTGGCGATGAATATAAGGGTGTTCGAGATCGGTGGCAGGAAGAAATTGATCAGTATGAGAAGCAGAATTATAAGCTGGGTGAGGCCGTAGAGATTGTTCGGAGGTATTTGCTGTGATTGACGTGCCTGTCCCTTTTCTGATTAGAATTCTTGAAGAAGCTATTGCGGATAATCTTGACGCCATGAATGCAGCTACGGATCGGGTAGGCTTTTATGAGGGAATGACTCAGGAAGAAGTGGATTTTCACATAGCAGAATGCCAGGCGGAGAACATCAAAATTAGGGAAGGTATCGAGTTCTTGGAGCGGTTCCTTTAATGGACAGGTTCGACTGCTTTGATATGTTCGGCCGGCTCATTAATAGGGGTGATTTCTTTCTATACCCAGATGAATACGCCGACCGGAAGTGTTTTAGGATCTGTAAAGTAGTGGATTTCGACTACGATAAAGGTCGGGTCATTGTTCAGTCTGGTAAGTGGGTATTTGAGGAATTTAGGCCTAGCTCAAAATATGGGTGGGTCGAATTTCCTGAGCGAGCGTTTGTAGTTATTAAAAATAATATCCCTGATGATGTAGTCAGGGCTCTAGAAGAAATTCCGGAAAAACAAGATAATAATGAAAATAAAGTTGACGCCGGAAGAAAGAAAGAGAAGGCATGCAGAGGCTAGGGCCTCGTGGAGGAAGAGAAATCGCGATAGGGTTAGGGCATATGGAAGGAATTTTCAAGCTAGGCTAAGAAGGGAGATCTTAGCTCGATACGGTGGGGCGTGTGCCTGTTGCGGAGAGACAAGGGAGGAGTTCCTAAGCTTCGACCACATTAATGGGGATGGGGCGTCTCATAGGAGAGAGATCGGCCGGGGTGGATTCATTATGGCTGTATGGATTAAGAAGAATGGCTTTCCTCCAACTATTCAGTTGTTGTGCTACAACTGTAACTGCAGTAAGGGCTTCAGGGGCTACTGTCCGCATGCTAGACGCAATACATACCTTACGTTCGATTTATATGAAGCTGCGTAGATACCACTTTAGTGCCACCGGCTACCCTATAGATTGGTGCGCAGAGATAGCGTAGATCCTTATTTAGACAGCGGACCAGATCCATGGAGAGAAACCAGCCCGCCAGACCGGCGGGGAAGAGCACGAACGGGTTTAGCTATCCTTGCTATCCTTACGAACCACCGTCATACCTCCGAGATGCTTACGAACGCTAGCAATTGAATCCGGAGATAGATGTGAGTATCGCTGTAGCATGACTAAGCTAGAATGTCCGGACACTTCCTGAATCACCCTCAAGCTCACCCCAGCCATAACCAATTTAGAGATAAACAGATGCCGGAGCAAATGCCACCGGAACCTTACTCCAGATTTCAGAGACAACCTAGTAGCTTGCCGCGGCCATCCTTTTACTGGGAAACACCTTTCATTTCCACTGGCCTGAGCTCTAATAGCCTCTGCCACTTCTTCAGATATCGGGATAGTTCGGCCTTTCCCTGTCTTAGTACTGGCTCCAGGTATCCTTATCATCATACCCTTCCAGTCAACCCAGGCTGGCCGTAGAGCGGCGATCTCTCCCCTTCTCATCCCAGTACCAATTGCTACAATCAAAGCCCGCCTAATCGAATCTGACCAAGCTGCCGCATATACCCTCGCAACTTCCTCATCCGTCAATAGGTAAGGCTCTCGAACTAGGGTTAATCGCGGTAACGTAATATTCTTGGCGGGGTTGTCTACTATGTATCCAAAGCTTACCGCTTTGCTGAGTAGAGATTTAAGAGCCCCCAAATTCCTTTTAATAGAGCCCGGAGCCATCTTAAGCTTGTCCACCCAAAGTTGAATTGAGTGCCTGGTAATACTCGCTACCGGCATATCTCCGAAGTCTCTAGCTAGTCTGGCATTCCAGATCTTAGTAGATCCCACGCCTTTCTTGATTAGATCCCATACATCCCTCAGCCTTTTACTGCGATCCGGCAATCCTACCTGATTCCGCGCATTAGCTGACTTCTGCTGTCTTACCCACTCCCTCGCCGCTTCCCTATCCCAAAACGTTCTCCAAATCCTCTTACCACCTACATAAACCGATACTTGGTAGCCATGCTGTTTCTTTCGTCTCCGCATATTTCTACCCGCCACAACATCATTTCCACTTGATCATTACTCGCTCCCATGTTAACCCTATATCTCGTACTGTAGCAATTTGCGACACACAATACCTAGTGGCCACGCCTAAAAAGAAACTGACTGAACGTGAATCTATGCTCCGCGCTGGAGGCCCACTCCCGAAACGGGATGGGGATAAGGTTCGTCGCGGCATTCATCAAACGCTATTAGAAGACAACCCCGAACTATTGCCCGAGCCCAACCAAGAACAAGCAGAAACTATTGCAATCGAAAACGGTTTAGGTCGGAGGCCCGGGCAAGTTTGGTTTGCTTTTCATATCGTTCGAGGAATGGAACCTTATCAAGCTTTTATTGAGTCCGGACACCGGGTGTTAGGCGTAAATGCCGATAAACCGGGCCAGGGTGTTCATACCGAGGAAGCTGCTAAAACCAAAGCTCTATCCTGGTCTCGTTCTAAATGGTGTCAGGAATTGATGAATCAGTTTAGGCGGCCCCTGGCTGAAGAGACTGAGCTTCTTATGTATGAAGGTATTCCGGTCCTTAGAGGGGCTATGCGCGCCACATATGCTACGGGAAATCCCGATTGGAATACTCGACTTAACGCGCTTCGCTTGAATGCAGAAATTGCTTATAGACAGGCCAGGCTTAGGTTGGACGCTCAAAAGCTCGAAGAAGAAACGAGACATAAGGAAGCAATGGAACGAGCCCGGGCCGAAGCTCCTATTGATCCTGACCTTAAGAGACTTCTGGAAGAAGCTATAAAGCTGAACGGCGGCGGTACTACACAAGAGTAGTATTACTGATTTACCATTCGTGAGTAGTAACAACGAGAGGGCTTATGAAGCTCTTAATAATCTCTACGCCAAGAACCCGATTCTTTGGATGCGACAGATTGTTAAGACCTTTGATGAGCACGACGCGAAAGAACCTGTAAAGCCCTTCCCTATTGATAAGCCGTATCTCCTCTCTGCGGCTAAAGTATGGCTCGAAAGCTATCTACTCTTCATCGAAAAATCGCGTCAGTTAATGTTCTCTTGGCTCCTTATTATCCTCCATTTACATCTCGCCCAATTCACCCCTCACAGGAGGATTTTTTTTCAATCTAAACGCGAAGACGACGCTAAGGCAATGATTGATCGGGCATGGTTCGTCTGGGAATCGCAACCTACTTGGATTAAAACTCTCCACCCTGCTACTCGCACGACTACCAAGATAGAGTTTGCTAACGGTTCCGAAATTGTTGGTATTCCACACGGGCCTAATGTCCTGCGCCAGTATACGAGTTCCGCCGTTTTATCCGATGAACAAGCTTTCCAAGAAGATGCGGAAGAATCTTTTGGCGCTGCCATGCCGACGATTACGGGCGGTGGAAGATTTACAGGTGTTAGTACGGCTAATCCTGGTTTCTTCTATTCGGCCACCACTAAAGCCAAGGAACAGGCTAGATCGGAAACTCAGATTCAGGAAGGTGTAACTTACTGGAAGGGTGCGGACGGTAAATTTTCAGTTCTCCGAGTACATTATAGCGCCGATCCCGATCCTAAGACTCAACAGAAAGTTAACGAAGCCAAGGATGCTTATATCTCTGCCGGTCGTATCGCCTGGTTTAAGAAAGAGTATGAGATCGATTACGGAGCGCTGTCCGGAGAACTGATTTGGCCCGAGCTTAATCCTGAAGTTCATATTCTGACTCCGTTTTCCATTCCTCATGATTGGCCGCGATACCGTGCTATTGATCCTGGCTGGCGTAATCCGTGTGGTGTGATATGGGCCGCCGTCGCTCCTTTAGGTTGGAGAGATTGCCAGATAAACGGTAAATCCATATCTCCCATTATCATCTACAGAGAGTTTCGAGAAAGCCAGTGGACCGTTCCGGATATTGCTAAGGCCATCAAACACCGCTCTCTAGGTGAATCATTCGTTACGACTCTAATAGATCCTTCCGCAAAGATTACTCGAGGAAACGAGTCGGCCGGTCGTAATACGTTCGAACAATTTCAGCAAGAGGGCTTAGGGGTTATTCCTGCTAATAATGCCGTTGATGCGGGACTAGATGACGTTCGCCGACGACTGTGCATTTACGGAAAATCTCCCGCCCTCTATTTTTTCTCTAATCTCACTCATACTTGGCGCGAAATCACACACTATCGATACCAGCAACTCAGTGCCCGAGTAATGGAAACGGCCGATCCTCCGGAAAAGCCTATGAAGAAAGACGATCATTTGGCCGACTGTGTCCGATATCTGTGCTCTTATGCTCCGCTCAGGCTTCCGGATGAATATAAGTACAAGCCCGTAGAAACCCCGAAACGAACCTTCAAGCAAGTCCTTAACCAGCAAACCCAAATTGCCTATCAGCGCGGCCTTCTAGGTAACGCATTTTTTCGTAATAGAGTCCTGTAGTGGATAAATTTACTCATAAGTCGACCGCGCAATTGTGGTTGGACCGCATTAAGAACGCCCGTACTGCTCGCACGCATTGTGAGGAAGATTGGGAAGAAAATAGGCGCATGATTAACGCCTCTTCCTATATTGATCGCCCATCCCAGTATGACCGGGTTTGGGTTAATCACATGCTCTCCCTGACTCGTATTGTAGTGCCTTTGCTGTACTACAAGAACCCCGAGTTTACGTGTCTTCCTATGAGGGAGCAGGATGAGCCTAGGTATCGAGTCGTTCAGGAAGCTATTAATCATTGGGCCAAAGTTATCAAGCTCAAACACCCCGCTAAAGAGGCCATTCTTGATGCACTGGTCGCATCATTCGGCTGTCTTAAAGTCGGTTGGGTCATTGAAGAAGTCGAGCTTAAGGTTGCGGTAGACGAAGCCGGTAATAAGACTGTGGTTGACGAGTCGAAGGATATCCCGCTCTCTGCCGCTCAGGTTCATTTAGTTCAAGCTGGTATTGGTAGTAGGCCGTTCACCCTTAGAGTGAGTCCTTGGAATATCGTCCGTAACGTTGGCTCTACCTCCATTAAGAATGCATCTTGGGTAGCGGAACGGATCTTTAAGAGACTGGGCGAAGTTAAGAAGGATAAGCAGTATAAGCACACTAAAGATCTTAGGCCTAATGCTACTCCTATGATGGAGGCTCGCGACTTTTCTGGTGATGGAATGATTTCCATGAATCAGAACGGGGATGATATAGCCGCTGCTCGAGCCCTTATTGATCCTGACGACGAACTGGTAGAGCTCTGGGAAATTTGGGATAGGTCCGATCCTTCCGAGCCTAAGAGGTACGTCATTGCTGAAGGCGTAGATAAGCCTCTACTTGAGGATGACTGGCCCTATGACCTGGACGGCCGCTTTCCCTATATCGAGCTCAGACTTGTTGATGTACCGGACGAACCATACCCGGTCAGTTTCCTATCTGCTGTCAAAGAGCTTATACGCGAGCTCAATATCATATCTACTTACGAACTCGATTTTGTTAAGAGAGCTAACCCCCGCGTTGCCTACGATAAAAATGTCATTACTGACGAGAATGAAATCCAGGCCCTGAAGCGCGGGGAACCCGGCAACGTATTAGGAATTAATGGAGACCCGAATAGGGCGTTTGCACAGGTCGGTGGAGCTAATCTCAGTCCAGATTTGAAATGGGTTCATATGAAGGCACAAGAAAACCTTCAGCTCATTTCTGGTATTGGGGACATCTTTAGAGGCGGGGAAGCTCAACCTGGAGAACTGGCAACCGTTGCTAATATCCGCTCTCAGGCTCTCTCAGTAATGGTGCAGGATCTACAGGATCGCGTATCCGATATGATGGTCGAGTGGGCCGAAGATATCGATATGCTCGCTAAAGAATATTGCGATAAGCCTGAAATGATCCGCATTACTGGACAGGTCGGGTTTAGCTGGACTTCCTTTAGCAAGACGGATCTTCAGGGTAAGTACGAGCATCAGATTGTTCCGGGCTCTCTGCAGCCCATGAATAAGGAAGTCGAGCTTAAGCAAAGGCTGGATTTCTTTAACTTGGTCGCGCCTTTTATTAACCCGATGGAAATGCAGATTAACGGGAAAGAGTTGGTTCGCGCCATTGCTGAAGTGTTCCCTATTAAGGGCCTGAATAAGATTCTAATGGACGAGCAACCCCCGCCTCCCGCAGTTCCTGCTGAAGAGAATTTCCTTATTCAAGAGGGCGGCTCCCCTACTGTTAGTCCGGAAGAAGACTTCGATGAGCACCTTGCAATTCATACTCAGTGGCTCGAGCAGCTCCTCTCTAATCCTTCCGTTGATCCGGCCCTCATTTATCGATTGAAGAAGCATATCGTAGATACCTACCAGGAACAGCTTAAGCAGATGGCCCTGCAGCAAATGATGGGTCAAGGAATGGGTATGGGTATGGGCATGCCCGGTCAACCGACTCAGCTCAATAGAGGCCCTGGTAATGGTGGTCCTGCGAATAATAACCCGATCCGTCCCCGATTAATGTCCGAACAACAGCCGACTACTGGCGGCATTTTGAGTGCAACAAACAGGAGTGAATCGCCATTTCAGCCGAAGTAAGCCCCGAACCGCATGAATTGGAAGAGAACCCGCAGATTGTCCCGGAAGACCAACATATCCCACTCCCCTTTCCTCTCTTGGTTGCGAACACTGGATCACACCTTGTCCTCGCCGAAATTAAGGAAAATAAAGGCGCTATACTCGCGATCCTTGAAACGCAAACTAACAACTTTGTGGCTGAAGGGGCTATCGAGTTTAATGCGCCGCCGATTGGGATGGAAATTAGCACGTTCTGGACTGAAGCACTGCAGCATGCGGCTCGAGAAATGCTCGCCGGACTTGATAAAAGATTGGCCACTCCTAAACGAAAGCTCGTCGTTGTTGGGGGAAAGTGATGGCCCTGTATTTGGGTTTATGCCAGATACATGGTCGGGTCGATGTTTGGGCATCTATGCAAGACGGTATCGAAGGTAACTTATCTTGTCCCGAATGTCTTAGGAAAGTCGAAAGAGTCTATACCGCCCCATACGATCATTCCGAGAATACTTGGAGACCCTACTACTCAGAGCAGCTTAGTCCGGGCAGAGACCCCGTGTATGTCAAGAGCCGTTCTGATTATTATGGTCTAATGAAGAATTCAGGTCTAAGGCCGTATGAGTCTGGCATGGATAAAGATAAAGCCCGTAAGCGGGCCGAAGAACACGAAAAATCTATAGATGAAACCTGGAAAAAAGTCACTGAAACATTGTGAAGATGAGGAAGAGGAAGACGAGCCGCCTAAGCAGAAAGATCCTAAAATGAAGGAAGCTAAGCGTAAGTTGTTTCTCGCCTATCTCAATAAGAAGTAAAATAATAAAAAGGTGTATTAACCCCTAATGTCCGAACCTATTAAGCCTAGCGAAACTCCTGCTCCTACTATGGACCAAGCCTTTGATGAGGCCGTCGCTGAAAGTACTGAACAGGAACACGTCGGAGAGGCGCCGGTAGAGCCTGATAAGTCGAGCGAAGCATCCGAACCTTCGTTCACCGATATCGACCCTAAGACTCTTCCGCCCGAACTTCAGAAGACCTATAAGAATCTCCAGGCCGGGTTTACTCGTAAAATGCAGGAACTCGCCGAACAACGAAAGAGTATTGAGCAAGAACGGAAGTTTAATGAAGCCTGGCGCCCCTTCCAGGAAGCCTATAATACCGACCCCGCCATCAGGGCGCGCGTAGATAAGGCACTGGAAATGGCCGAAGAGGCTGCTATTGAATCCGGGGCTACTACTCCCGACGAATTCGCTGCATTTCTCGAAAAGTATGATCCCGCCGACCATGAAACCCTCAAGTCTCTAAAAGCAACCATCGAAAAGACCGTTACCTCCAAGTTTGAAAGGGAGCTCTCCGCACTTAAGCAGGAACTCTCCAAGACTGTCGGACAAGTAGACGGCGTTAAGATGGAACAGTTGAGACGAGATGCGGAAGTGGAAGCGAGGAAGTTTGAGAAGAAATACCCTGATTGGCGTGAGAATTTGACTCCGCGTCAACAGAAGATCTTCCATCTCGAACTAATGGAGAGGCCCGACGCTACGCCTGCAGAGATTTATGAGGAAATTGTTTCGGAATTCGAATCTCTGTCTAAGAAAGCTGAATCACAAACCCTAGATAAGCTAATCGAGCGCGCTAATAAGAAGCCGACAAAGCCCAGCCTGCCTAAAGCCACTTCTGTAGAGAAGGTCGACAGCATTGATGAAGCTTTTGAAGCGGCCATGCGCGAACTCTCGTAAGCCCACCTAGATCACTATAAAGGCCCTAATAAAGGGCATCCCATTTTAGTTTAATATGGCTACTACTTCTTTGTCGCTGAATTATGGCGACATGCTCTCTACTACCCTTTTTAAGTGGTGGAAATCGGGCGGAATTCCCGATCAGATTTTTAAGGGCCTGACCCTTTTTAAGTACCTTGATAAGCGCGTCGAGAAGGTTGACGGCGGCGATCGTATTCAGATTCCCATTATGTGGCAGGAGAATCCTACCGCCGGCAGCTATCGACATTTCGATTTGCTGAATATGACCCCATCGGAGCCCTTTACTTCGGCCTTTTTCGATTTCAAGCAGTTCGCGGTAGGTATCTTTATCTCCGGCCTTGAAATGCTTGCGAATAATGGTGCGTCACAGGTCTTTAATCTGTGGAAACAGCGATACAATTCGGCCGTTCTTAGCGCTCAGAAGAGGCTTAATGACCATTTGTGGTCGGACGGCACGGGTAATAACAGCAAGGATTTCCTGGGTATCCAGGCCATTGTAAGCACGACTCCCACTACTGGGACGATCGGTGGTATTAACCGGGCTACCGCTTCTAACGCATTTTGGCGTAATAAGGCTGACACGGTCGGTTCTTTCGAATCGAACGGCATTAAGAAGCTCCGGGAAATGTGGGTTGACGTTAGTGAGAATGTTCCGGCCGGTAAGCCGACCGTGCATTTCGTCGATCCCGATACCTATACCCGCTACGAAAATACGCTGCAGCCGCTCGAGCGATTTACTCAGGTTACTGGTGGCCAGAAGGGCGATGCCGGTTTCGGTTCGTTGACCTGGAAGCAGGCTCCGGTTGAGTTCGATAACGCGTGCCCAGCTAATAGCTGGTACATGCTCAATACGAACTTCCTTCATTTCGTGGTGCACAAGGATTGTTACTGGAAGCCTACCGAACGAGAACGGCCGGTTGATCAGCACGCTTATGCTCAGCATATCCTTCTGATGGGGGAACTCTGCTTTAGCGCTGCTCGTTTCTTCGGGGTTCTGAGCTCCATTACCGACTAACATTAAATCGTGTCCCGAAACCGAAAGCTATCAGATCTGTCAGCACTTGGCCTCAGGGCACAAGACCTGATAGACGACAGGATTGTCTCAGCGGATGGTTATGTTTGGGGTGGGATATCTCGTTGGGTGAGTTCTTCTACGAATCTAACAGTTGTTAGGTCCGCTTCAGGAATTTACCTATTTAGAAGAGCCTCCACCCTAGGCGAAACTCACTCATTCGGCTGGTCCATCATTCAGTTTTCTAGGCTAACGACAGCCAAGGGTTTTAATCCGGTAGAAGTGTCACTCTGCTACGAAATATCGGGTGCGGCCGCTACTAGTGCGACTGTGGAGCTTAAATTGGTTACCTATAGTTCTTCAGGCGCTACGGCTTCTAATTATGGCGGAACGCTTACTTACGATTCGGGGCATGATACCGCGGCCGAGCGGGCCGCGATCGGAACTCATTTCCTCACCGCTACTTTAGGTGAGACCCAATACATTACTACTGAGCACGCCGCTCTCGTTATAGATTTCACTGTAGTAATGCCGGCTGCCGGAGGCGGATGGACACTGGATATGTACGGTGGCGGGATACGATTTGAACATAAGTACGACTAAATCATAATAATGGCCAGATATACCCATCTTTTTAGAAACGTAGGAACCAACCTTACGATCGACGAACTTACTACCTCCCAGTCCACTACCGCTACCCAGACCGTTCTCGATGCCCTTGCTGATAAGACGGATGGATACGTCTTTGTGGACGCTACGAAGTGTGGAGTAACTTCCGATGCTACGCTCCCGGCTCTTACGCGTAACGCAGTAGGAGATTACAGCCTTAATAGGACGGCCGGCGGAGCCGAGAACATCTTCGTTTTCGCCTCGATGCCTCTGATGATCCGGACCACTACTGATAAAGGCTGGAAGATTAGAGACGTATACGCCATTTACCAACTTGGGGTGGTCGATGCCACTTCGGTTGATATGGTGCTTAAGCAAACGACTTTCGCTAATGCGGTCGCTAACTCAGTTGCCGATCATGGATCCACGCTTTCCTATAATACCAGCCACGATACGGCAGCAGAAAGACGCGCCTCGGCCGGCGGCTCCAATCCTCACGTTCTCGCAGTTACCCTGAGTTCTCAGTCTTACGTCAATCCGCTGCACAGGATTATTTTCCCTGAATTGCAAGTCGTTCTCGCCAATACTGGTACTTTCCGATTCTACGGTTTCGCCTTTAACTTCACTTACGATTATCTCTAATAAAGAAATAATAATAAAATGTCTACTGCTGTAATTGGGTTTGATTTGACCCGTGTTTATACTTCCGTTAGTCCTTCTGGTAGCGGCGAACAGTCGCCTAGGCTTGGACAGGTCTATATTGATGGGCAGGGCAATAGGTATCGGTTCGTCAAGAACCTCCACTCTTCTACGCTTGCCGTTGGCGATGTTGTTTTTTACGACTACACGAACGGCGTAAGCTATGAAGTAGCTAGGCTTGGCACTGGGATTTCAGGGCTCGATGCTATGGCTGGGGCCGCTATGGGCACTATTGCTACTAACGGTTTTGGCTGGATTCAGATCGCTGGAGACGGCACCGCTCTGGTGCATGGCGGTACTGCTGTTACTATCGGGGATTCGCTTAAGGGTAGCAACGCTCAGCTTTATGTGATCAAGGACGCAGATATCGGTACGGCTCCGGCCCATCATAATCATATGAGGGTTAGGGTCGATTATTCGACCGCTTCGGGCGCATTGAAGGCCGTCACGATCAATTGTCATTCCTGGTAATTTGGAGGGGATCCTAAATTGGCATCTGACTCTAACAAGGTCGTTTACCCGCCCTGGGCTAATTATGTCCCGGAAAATGGGGTAAAGGGCTCCAACTCTAATCAGGATGACGGATATCCGCCCTGGGCTAACTATAGACCTGGAAAACCTGAAGAAGCGGAAGCCGTTAAGGCCGAGGCTAAGGTTGCAACTCCGTCTCCCTATTTGTGTTGTGATAAAGACTGGTTGACGCCGCGACAGCTTCGCGGCCATAAGCTTGGTGCGCACAAGGAAAAACCGCAGTAATTTAGATGACGCCCACTGAAATGGTTTCGAAAATCTCTGATGAATTGCATGATCAGGGATTGGGGACGCGTCCGTATGACTGGATAAATAAGGTCCAGGAAGATATGAACGCGCGATGTTATTGGTCGGTCCTGGAAGTGGGCACGCCCTACTTGTTCCAAATTAAAGCCCCCGTCACGGCCGGCACTGTCACTGCTACTAATGGTTCTACAACCGTTACCGGCTCTGGTACGAGCTTCAGTAATAGTCTACACGCAGGCCAGATTATTCAGATCGCGTCCGAGAGCTCCTACTACTTCATCTCATCTGTTTCAAGCTCTACCTCACTGACTCTCACTACTCCCTATATCGGGACGACCGGATCGGGCAAAACCTATTCGATCGACTACCTCAACTACTCCCTGCCGTCCGATGTATCCGTCCAAAAGATTAAGTCGATAGTCATCCAGAACCCGCACGTTAAGCTGTGGAGAATGGATCAATCGCAGAGGGACGAGGTATGGCCCAATTTGGTCGGATACCGTGGTAAGCCGATTGCATACTTGGACTGGGGAGAAACTAAGCTCCAGCCATACCCACTCTCCGATGCCGATTACCTTGCAGTGATAAGGTACCAGAAAAAGCCGTCTGAGGTTAATTCGGACTCTACTAGCTTCGACTGGCCGGCTCAATATCACTGGGCGATTCTTACCGGAGCATTGGCTTTAGGCTGGGATTGGAAAGACGACCAAACAATGTCGGAAAAGGTGACGACCGATTACGAGAAGATGCTTCAGTGTCACATTAGAGAAAATAACCGACATATGGACACCCACTCTCAGATGAGAGCCTTCGACGAAGATTGCCACCCTCAGTTTAGACTTACCCGCCTTATTACAGGCCAGCATATCGGCTAAAGCCGAATCTATCGGATAACGCCGCTATTCTATTGAATAGCCCTTCTGTACAATGCCATTTCGCGGTCAGATTAAGCGTCTTCTCCCCACTAAAGGGATAGATAATTCTCAGGGAGAGGAAAACATTGGTGACGATTACGTCTATGGCGCTCAGAACGTGCGATTCGCCGATAATGATATCCGCCAAAGATCGGGATACGCCAAGCATATTACAAGCGCCATTTCGGCCAGTCCAGTAACTGCAATACGTCAATGCAAATTTAGGGATGCTACTTCGAGGCTAGTGGCGGCTTCTGGTACATCTTTAGTGGTAGATTCGGGTGCGTCCTGGACATCTATCAAAGGAGCCCTGACGTTAACGAGCGGAGCTACGAATTACTTCACTTGGGCGTCCCTAAATAATACCGTAATAGGCACGAACGGCATAGACCAATTGTTTCAGGTTCCTAATACTGGCAATGCCACCGCCTTAACGGGAACTCCACCGACTAAAGCTGTAGCGCTTCTAAGTTTTAGGCAGCGACTCTTGGCTGGAAATGTCACTAATGATGCCGGAAAAGGCAAGATTCAGTGGACCATTCTTAATAATCCTAATGATTGGGTAGGGGCCGGGTCCGGTTCCGCTACTCCTAAGCTTGAGTCTGAAGAAGAAATTAGAGGGATGGCGGCGGTCGGCAATGAGGCTTTTCTATTCTACGACAAGTCGATTTATCGTATCGTCCCTCAGGGAGACCCCAAGAACGCGTTCGCATTTCCCGAACACGATTCAGGTGTAGGCTGTATTTCGCCTCAGTCGATCGTTACCGTACCCGATAACGGCCTTATCTATTTTGTAGGTATCAGAGGCATCTATGAGATGGCGGGCCCGGGCTATCTCGCTAAACGCATTTCTAAGCCTATAGACGGCACTTGGGACTCCCTCAATAAAACTAGGCTTCGATACACGCAAGCTGTCGTTAATCCGTTCAAAAATGAAGTATGGTTTTCGGTATCACTTGGGGCTGAGTCGACGCACTCCCTGATTCTCGTATGGGATTACGATAGACGAACCTGGACCACTTTTTTGGGCATTGCTGCAAATGCTCTTGGACAATTCGAAAACACGAGCGGCCAGGTAACGATTCTTCACGGAAACTATACCGGAACGGTCTTTGTAAATGAATCGGGCTCAAGTGACGACGGAACCGCTATTTCCGCTCATATTACCAGCAAAATCTATCCCATCGTCGACGGCTATAGAAGGGGATCGGTTCGTTTCATTAACACTCAGCTAGGCATTCAGGGCTCCAACTCTAACATTCAGGTAGAGTACGGATATGATTTTGAGGGGCTCTCTAATCAAGGTCAGATATCGCAAGCTTCGGCAGGTTCGACCTATGACATTACCGGCGTGTACGATACCTCGACATTTGCGGGTGAAGGCCAGCTAGTGGGGGCGCTCAATACTAACGGTCAAGGAAGATTTTTTCAGTTCAAGCTGAGTCAGTCCGTAAAAGATGATACGTTTCGATGCTACGGCATTCAGCTTGGAGTTATCACTGAAGGCGCATAATGTTTCTCCGTAAAGAAATACTCACCACGATACTATTTACCGTTCTTACGAGCGGTTTCGTAACTACGTTCATACTGCGGCAGGCACTCGCAGATAACGTTAGTACTCCGACTAGGCTGTATACGTTCGCTTCCGGCGGCACCATTAAGTCTGCAGAAATTAACGGCGAATACAACAATATTATTACAGCGCTGGCCAATATTGGTACCGCTAACATCATTGCGAGCGGCGTCAATACAGATGAATTGGCGAGTGCGTGTGTTACTGAGGCGAAACTTGCTTCGGCCGTTACCCAAAAGCTGGAACAGACTGGAGTAATGAAGGACTACTTAGGTACGACGGCTCCGGCGGGATATGTACTCGCTAGTGGTAGAACGATCGGAAGTGCGGCCTCCGGAGCTACTGAGCGAGCTAATGCTGATACCCAGGACCTATATACCCTGCTTTGGACTAGCATGGCGGATGCTCAGGCTCCTGTTAGTGGGGGCCGTGGTGCTAGTGCTGCCGCGGATTTTAACGCCAATAAAACCCTGACTCTTCCCGACCTAAGGGGACGAGTGAGTGCCGGAGACGATAATTTAGGCGGAAGTACGGCCAGTAGAATTAGTGTGGCGGGAGGATCTTTCGATGGAACGATTCTAGGCAATTCCGGAGGGCTTCAAAATCACACTCTCACGACCGCTCAACTCCCAGCACATAACCACGGAGTCACGGATCCGGGCCATAATCATACCCATACTGATCCTGGACATCTTCACGGAGTAAATGATCCGGGTCACGTCCACACCCATGAAAGAGCCTATCTTCTCGGAACCGCTGACGGTTCCGCGGGAGGAGCCAGTCTTTTCCAGAACACTCGTGAGACCGTGAACACCGGCAGCACTGCCACTGGCGTAACGATCCAGTCAAACACCACGGGTATTACTAACAATTCCGCGACGACTGGAATTTCCACGAACAACGCCGGCTCCGGTTCTGCTCACCCAATCGTACAGCCTACTTACGTAGTGACTAGGATCATTAAGCTTTAATATGGGCATCTTTGATTTTCTATTCGGCAAGAAACCTAAGCGTCCCGAAGTTCCTGAGCCTGCCTCTAATCCATACCAGCCCCAGACTATTCAGGGCCAGGCCTATACTCCCACTCAAGAGAGATACGATGTATCCGGCGCCCTGAACCCGCAATCTGCTAGCAATCTCAACTATTCTATGGACCAAGGGGCCGAAAGCGCCCTAAGAGATGTTCTCCTCAATAGAATGCTTGGGAATTATCAGAAGGGCCTGCCGATTCTCGAGCAGGGCTATAGGAATGCTGTGCTGGGCAGGGCTAAATCAGGACTCGATGAATCGGCTATGGAGAGCTCTAATATGCTTTCTGAACGGCTGAATTCTATGAACCTACTTGGTTCTACTGCGCACGGCACTGGCTTGGGAGATATTCAGAAAGAGCGGCTTAGAGGTCTTACTGACGTAGAGAATAATCTCGTTCAGCAGGAACTGGGGCAGCTTAACTCTGCCATTTCAGGAGCGTTCAACCTTAATGATGCGCTGGCCCAAAGGGCCGCTAGAGAACTGGGAGCTAAACAGTGGGGCATGGGATTCGATACCCAGAATAAGCAGTGGGCGGCCAACTTCCTGTCTGGCGAGAATAGGAATCAGTTCAACTCGAACTGGAACTCCCAGATGGATGCTAACCGGTTTAATCAGTCCGAGCGTTCTATGCAGAATAGTACGAATCAGCGCAATAATGAATTCGCCTACAACGCTAGAAACGCTCAGTACGAAAACGATATGAACCGTCGCAATGTTATGATCGGGAATGCTCTAGGATTGGCCGGAGATATCGCCAAACCACTTGCTTTCGGTATTCCCGGTACCGAATGGGGCGGCCTGGTAGGTACGCTGACTAAACGTAAGAATCGGTTTTCGGGAGCTTCGTCTAGATATGGGGCCAGGGGAGAACCCTTCGGCGGAGCCGGAGCGTATGGAAGTATTCGATAAATATGGCTATCGACTGGTCTCCCCTCAGAGTTAAATTCGATCTCTACGATACGCTACTTCAGCGCGAAAAGCAGCGACAAGAAGCCGAAACCCAGAAGTATCACGGTCAACTCTATAAGGCTCAAGCCGAAAAGGCCCAGTATGAAACGGATGAACTTAGGAATTGGCAGAGTTTTAGGACTCAGGCGCCCCAAGTTCAAAACCTCGTTCAAAGGCCGAGCTGGTATAGGGACTCTAATACTCCGCGCAGCGTAAGTGACGATCCGTGGAAGTCTAGACTCTTCGATGCTAAGTCCCGGAAATACGATCAGTTGCGGCAGGAATACGAGTCCCTTAACCCAGATTTAAATCGCCAGGCTTATCCTGACAGAAAGTCTTACGATACTGCAATCGCTCTCTACAGGCAGAAAATTGCCTCTATTCCTAGAGAAGTGGATCAGCTTACGCTTACAGACATCAAGGCCGAAGACTCGTATTTGAATCAGGGCAAACGCCAGGAAATGGCCGAAAAGATTTATCAGCTTAGAATGAAGGGTGAGGAGCGCCAAGCTCGAAATCTAGAATCTCTGATGAATCATCGGTTTGCCCAGCAGGATCATATGGCGTTCAATCAGGAACGACTGAGCACCTATAATCCATATGATATGGCCTTGCTCAAGCATCAGCTCGATGCGGAGAACATCGCCAAGACCAGCCAAAAGTCCTTACTGAACATTCTAGTTGCTCAGAGACTGATACCTCAGGAAAAGGCTGCGGAACTTCTGAATGGAGTATTGGGTGGCGGTACTCTTAGCCCCAGCTCCGAAAGTACGTGGTATGGTGGTTCTAGACCTACTCTTGAAGTAAAAAAGCCCGATGCCGAAACCGGACTTTCTAGGGCCCCTACAATTCAGAGAGTTCAACCCACTATCAAACCCCGATCCGAAAGAGCTCCTAAACCCCAGCCTAGTCCATCCTATAACCCCGATAACGTAGAGCGAGAAACGAAGCGTAATACTCCCAATAATCCCCAGAGGATGACTACGGACAAAGCTACTGCCGGAGAACCTAAAGAAGACGCTCGATCTTATTCCACCAAAGATCCTACTAGGTCCGGGGCTGGTATGAATGTGAAGAAGAAGGGCGGCAAATGGCGCTCTATGCTTGAAAAGAACGGGTTACTGTAATGCCAATCGATGATAATGATGGACTGGAATGGGTAGCCGGACAGGCTCTCATTAGTGGTGAAATTGATCAGGCTGAGCACGATGCTATCGTAGCTAAGATTAAAGAGCGCCGCAATAGTAAGACGGAGTTCTCACTTCCGGATGAAGCGACCGAAGAAGCCGATCTAATCTCGAAAGAGAAATACGAAAGGGTCCGGTCAGACGTTCCGATTGCCCCTCAAATTAAGATGCCGAACGGCCCTAAGACCGTGGAATTTGGATTGGGAGGCCATCTTAATGCCGGCTTAGAGGGTATGGCTAATGCTCCGGGCTTCAGTAAGGGCGATGTCCGTAAGGGTCTAAATAAGGTTCTTGGCGCCCTAACGTTTGGCCGAGTTCAGGAAAATAGTCCTACTCCGATGCCGTGGGAACATGCGATTCGCGGCCTTATTAACATTCCTAGTGGTGCGGCTAGGATGATTGGGGGTTTGGGTACTTTCGCTCGAGACGCTACTAATGAAGTATTGGGCGAAGCATTCGTTAGTCCGGAATCTGATCCTGTAGCGGCCGGGCCTAAAATGGCAGGTACTCGATTTGATCCAGGAATTTCTAATCAGGGCTCGTTTTCCGATCGTACATTAAAGGCAACGGGCGCTGCTCTAGATAAGGGCTTGGAATTTGGTAAGGGTTTCGTTGAAGGCCCTATTGACTATACCAGGAAGCTTTATGATCGGTATCAGGCCGGAGGCTTGGCCGGTGTAGCGGATGAAGTAGCTGAAGATCCTGTAGCGGGATGGATGAATACTGTAGGTGCTGCGGAGTTTGGGGCTGGTATTACCAAGTCAGGTTTAGCTAAGGGGAGAGCTCTTAGTAGAAAAGCCGGCTTGCCCGATATCCCAGTTCCTAGAATTCCACTTTCGCCCGAAGCCAGGGCCCTTAAAAGGTCTCAGTCTCTAGTAAGCCCGGAAGGTCCTGGCACTGCCGCCCCTGAAAATCCTGGGTATATGTATGTCGCCGATCCTACCGGAGAAATTACATTCTCTAGAGCTAAGGCAAATTATCCTGGAATTCGCAATCCCGGACGTCAATTTACCGCGCCGCAAGTGTCTCGACCAAATGCTTCTCCTCCAGAAGGCACATTCAAGGTAACCCCAGGTACCGAGCTTAGCCCTTCTGTCGACCCTAATATTGATACTCCAGCCTATCTTAGGAAAGGCGCTGCAACTCAAGGTCAACCCGGACCCTATTATGGTGCGGAATGGGGTAATGCGGCCGATCCTAATATCGAAACTCCGGCTTATATGCGTCGGGGTGTTCAGTTGAGTCCTGGATCCGAACCCTATCCTACTCAACAATCCCTTACTCCCCCTACCGTTGAAGGCGTTAGGTTGCCGCCTCAGCAAAGCGCTGTTCCACCCTCTCGATATGCTCCGCTAGTTCCTGATAATGGCCGAATGATGCCCGGCCTTCAGCCTCCAGTGCCGTATATGTCGGATCAGTACCTTAATCCGCAGACCTTTGAGGCTCCATATAAGCAGCCAGCATTTAACCCTCCCAAACCACCGCTAGATCCGTCTCAGACTTATGATCCTTCCCTTTCATATCTTGAGGCTATTAGGGCCAGCCAGGAACTCGATAAGGGTCCACTCCCTAATTCTATGGGCCAAAGGCCCCGTCTCTTAACTCCGATCGCCCCTAATCCTGTCGGCACCAAGCTTCGAGACATCGTTGAAAATCAACAGATGGGCGAGCTTCAGGGTGCTATGAGGGATATGGCTATACAGAAGAGGGGAGCCCCGTCATCGGAGAATAAGCCGGCCGAAAACATCCTTCCTAGGCCAGTAGAAAAGAACAATGTATACAAAGTAGAGCCCAGTGTAGAGCCGCAGGAAGCACCTGAAGTAGACAGGGAATACAAGCCCCCTCCTACTATGTCTATGCGCGAAGCGGCCGAACTCCAGACTAAACCTAAAGCTCTACCGAAGCCGAAATCCCAGCCTATCGAACACATTGACCTCACTAAATGGACAGACGAACAAGTTCAGAACCGATACGTTGAAGTTACGGAGGCTCTAGGTAAGCTCGAAAACGCGAAGAATAGGGACGGTCTTCTTAAGGCTAGAGATCGACTTAAAAAAGAAATTGACCGGCGTAGCGCGAAGCCAACTAGTACATCCCTCGATCAGGATAAAATCGATACCGCGCAGCGCATGGCTCGTAATGGCTGGAAAACTAAGGATATCGTCGAAGAAACCGGGCTCCCTAAAGAAGAAGTAGAAAGGATAACCTCAAGTTTTCAGGAAGCCCCGGCGGGCCCGGGGCAGGAAGTGCAGTTTCCGAACGATCTAACTCCGGACCAGAGTATCAAGTTTCTGGACAAGCCAAAGAAAAAGCCCCTTCAATTGCCCAAACAAAAGCCAAGCCCGGAAAAGATGAATCA